CCTCAAGCGCGGGGATCCGTTCAAGAATCTCCGCCTCAAGATCATCAATCCACGCCGCAACCTGCGCGGATTCGGCAGTAGTGAGGGTGCGGCCATAACGCACCTCAACATCACTCACAGTCGCGTAAGTCATGACCGCACACCCTAACTATCTGGAAGTTTTACGCCGGACAACCGGCTTAGGCTTTTCCGAAGGCGCCTCAACCTGCTGGGCCGGTGCGTCAGCATCGCCCCAACCCGCGGCACGGTAGCGACCCTCAAGGTCGCCCTCAACAGTCACCACCGTGCCAGCGGTCGGATGAATCAAACGAGCCAAGGGCTAGTTGTGATCCGTGTACTTCACGAACGCGTCAACGTCGTTGATGAGGACGCCGAACTCGGCTTCCGCACGGATAGCAACGAGGTTGTGCTCCCACAGCGAGGTCAGAACGCCGCCGATGGTCACAGCCGTTTCGGTGGAAACGTCATAGGTGATTCCGCCAACGGAACCCCACACGAGCTGCGACCAGTCGCCACCGTAACCAACAATGCCGCCAGTGTTCGGGGTGCCAGCGACCACGGGGGTGCTGATGCCATCGCCCAGGAATGCGCGGCGACCGATGAGCTTGCCCGGGGTGATGACCGAAGCGGTATCTTCCATCGGGGTATCGATGAACAGCGGGCGACCGTTCGTGTCCACGGAGGACAGGAAGGTCGGCTCAACCACAGAATCGAACGCGAAGCCGTTGAGCTTCTTCTTGTCCGAGGTGAGGAGCTTCAGGCCGGCAACGATGTCGCCGTAGGTGCCGCCGTCAGCCTTGGCCGTGGTGCCGAGTTCGACAGACTTGGTGGTCTGGTCGATGTAGGCGCCGAACGGGGAAGCCGTTCCGTGCAGAACCGCAGCGTCGAACGCCTCAGCGAACGCAACAGCGATCTCATCGCGGAGAACCTGCATGTAGTTGCCCGGGTTCGCACGCACAACTTCAGCAGACACCACGGAAATCGCGGCGATCTTGTGCGGCTTGAAGGACTTCAGTCCGAGAGAGGTCTCGGTAGTGGGCTTCAGCCCTGCCTCAGCAACCCACGAAGCCGTAGCCTTGCCGGTGGAGAACGTGATCTCCTGGCCGTTGATGCCCAGGGGCACCTTCCGGGCAAGCTGCATCACAGAAGAGTTGTACTTCGCCTTAGCGAAGTAGTCAGCCGCGGACTCGGGCTTCAGGAAGCCGGAGAAATCTCCGGTCAGGGTGGAATTGGCCTGCGCCATATTTAGCTCCTAGAGGAAGGCATCTAGCGGATGCCGAGTTTGTTACGGAGCGCCTGTTCGAGCGCGTCACCGTTGAGGGGCAATGCCGCCTTCGCCCCCTGCGAGGGGTCAGGCTTCGGGGATGTCGGAGCGTTCAGGAGTGCAAGCAGGGCGTCCGCATCGGCGGAAAGAGACTCCTCGTCATCACCCTGCAAGCGCCCAACCAGGGAAGCGGGCAGGCCCTTTTCTAGGGCCACCTTCTGCCTGATGGTCGTGCGCTCATACTCGGCAAGGCGGGTAGCAGCCTCAGTGGCCGCACGTTTCGCCTGTTCAAGTTCGCTGAGCTTCGCCGTCTCGGCTTCCTCGCGCTCGGCAAGGATCGCCTTCAACTGCTTGTCGAGCGCGTTAGCGCGCCGACGCTCAGCGTCAAGAGCTTTCTTGCCACCGTCGCCCAGTTCCACAGGATCGCCCTGTGGTTCAGCGGCCACTTCGGCAACACTCTCCGTTACTGCTTCCGACATAATTGGTTCCTCCATCGCGGATGAAAAAACCCCCAAGCATCGCGCAAAGGGGGAGAATAGTGGGGTCCTAGAGGACCCAGCCGTAAAGCTTCAGGAGACGCTTAGCGTCCGCCGAATCTTTGGCAATTGAGTAAATTGTTTCGGGCATCAGGCGCGGCGACTTCAGCCGCATGTACTTGCTGCCATCCCGGAAAATGCCCTGGTCCTTGATGTAGCCCGCCTGCGACATCTCCCAGTAGGCTCGACCGCGTCGCGTCGTGCCCTCGCGGGTGTACTTCACCATCTGGCCGTTGATCTGCCCGGAACGCACGGCGCCAGCCTTGCGGTAGGCGTTAATGAGTTGGTTCATATCCGCGCCATCGCGGAACGCCTGCCCGTTCGCCTTGGAGCCTAAGACTCGGTCCTGCTCGGCCTCGGAAAGCTCCGACAGGTAAGCGTGCGGATCCGTGCGTGCATCGTCGCCATTGTTCTCAGTTGAGGGCACGTTCCGGCAGTCGCAGCCAGGGTGCCGCAGGAATGGCGTCTGATGCGATGTCACCCTGCCGGCGAGGATCACGCAGCGCCCGCAAGACGGCGGATTCAGCATGCGCGTCCATAGCTTTACCCGGTGAGAGCCGCCAGAAACCTTCTCCGCAGCCCGCCCAGTATCCGAAAGCATCGTGCCCGAAGACAGCGACAAATGCCGCCCGCCCTGCGCCAACGCCTCAGACACTGACAACCCGCCAGCGACAGCCTGCTTAGCCTGAATTACAGCCCCATACGCCATCGACGCGACCGGCAAACCATCACCAGCCACACCAACAAACCGTGAACCGGCGGACTGATAAAGCGGAGCATCAACAGCCACGCCTACCTCGTCCAAAACATCCGGGACGTACGCCAGCGCGCCATCAGCTATCCGTTCCTGAGCCGCAAAAAGGACTGCTAGCAGGGACGGCTCGAACTTCGCGTAAGACGCATCAAAGTCCGAACCCATCCGCCGCCACAAACGGCCCGTAGCGGCAAGCGCCGCCCGAATCTCCGCACGCTGAAACGCGCTATAGCTAAGCGCCGCCTCCGGTAGCTGCTGCAACATTCACAGGCTCCTTAGCGTCAAGTCGTGCAAGGTACGGGTCCTGTGATTCAGCCTCGAAGTAGCCACGCTCCTTGTCCTTGCGAGCCTCGGACCAGCCAAGTTCGTCCCAAACACCCTCACGGGACAGCACGCCAACACCGCCGGCGTAAAGCTTCGTGAGAGCGTCGGACTTCTGCGCAAACGTCGGCGTACCAGCGTCAAAGAACTCCGTTTTGATCCGGTTAGCATCAGGCCAGGCGCCCGTGCGGAACCGCTCAGCAATACCCTGCACCCAAGCCCAGCCATCGCCCAGATTTGAGCCCTTACCCTCGGTGTTCAGCACCAAGCGGGACTCATCAGCCCGAATAGCACCCTCGGCCGCAGGATTCACGCTTGACTGGCCCAAATAGCGGGTAGGAAGGCCCGTAACAGACGCCACAAGGTTCGCGTAATGGTTCACCGTGTCATGGAAGTTCTTAAGATCAGATGCGGTGAACTGCCCAACCTTCGCGTCCTTGTTCGCGTTCGCCCAGATAGCGGAGAAATACGACTCCCAGGCCGGGATCGGGGCGCCATTCGCGTCCACAAAGTCACCCTTAGACATGCCAAGGACGTACTTCTGAGGAACCGAGTGAGTTTCAGCGGCGATCTGCAAGTTAGTCAGCGACCGTGCAGCCGCATCCACCAGCGGGATAACATCCTTCATCTCCGAAACCCCAGACCAAGAGCCCGTGCGCCGGCGGTTCAAGAACATAACAATAGGCACGCGGCCCAAGCGGTGGTCGTCACGGTCATACTCGTGCCAGTCGCCAGTGCTGGTCTTCTCCAGCCACACGGTAGCGTCCGGCTGATAAAGCGTCGCCAGGGTAGGCTCTGGCTGGTCCACAGTGCCGCCATAGAGGCGCAAAGCCGCGCTAATGCGCCGGGTCTTCGGGTCCACCAAAGCCGTCAGCTCACGCGGGCTCTCAACCGTAATGAACGGGTGGTCCTGGTCATCAGGGTTCGCGCCTACACACACAAAACCACGCCCATAAATCAGCGTGTCCTTATGCAGAAGAGCTGACTCAGAATCCAGGTTGTTCGCGTCCCAATGCTCACGCAAAACAGCGTTAGCCTTCACCTCACCAGGGAGGATGAAGGACTTCACCCGCAACCGCTGCTCAATCGAATCCACAGCTACACGCGACCAGTTCACAACCGTTTCAAACCGGCGCAACTCAGGCGGAACAGCAAGGCCAATATGCTCAAGCCGCTGCGCGCCCTCATAATATGCGTCCATCAACGAATCAGCCGCCGTAAACGTAGCCGCCTGCTGAGACAAAGAATCGAAAAGGCCACTAACCTCTGGCGTCAAAGCCACAATGGCCCCCTACTCACTTGAAAACGAACATGCGATTGTCGGTAACTTCATCAATGAACTCTTCGGCCACGAGCGCGTCAGACCACGCCTCAAAGCAGAGGATGGAAGACATGGCTTGGTCGATTTTCTGTATCTCGCTCGGCTTACCAAGGATGTACCGCTGCCCCGTTCGGGCACGCACGATGGCATTCAGGACGTGAATCTTGGTCGTCGGGCACCCGTCATGCCTGAACTGTGACTCGTCGCCGTTCACGGCCTGCTTGAACGCTTCGAGTACCGGGTGAACCTTAGACACGCTGGAAGTCTCCCAAGCGAACACCGTTGGCTTGCCGTCGTCATCCTTGTACTTCGCCTGCCACTGCTTGATTTCCAGCCGCCACGAGTCATCCTCGACAACTTCCATAGCGTCAGCCTCGGCAGACACACCGCGAGCAGATCCGGCAGGGTCAAAGTAGGCGCGGACGACATTGAACCGTTCTTCCAGTTCATCAACCGCAGCCCGAACCTCGCCGCGGGGGATTAGCCCCGCCGGCCCATTTGGCTGCCAGATCGTTGGCACGTTATTAGGTCCGTAGGTAGGCGTGAACTGGTATCCATCGGCAGTCATGGCCCGGAACCCGGTCCAGTCATTGTTATTCGACAGGTCGCCGGCAAGGACAATCATCGAGCCGTCCGGGACTTCCCGCACAGACTTCTTCCCATCCCAAGGAACCTCAGTCAGCCACGAACCAGAGCCACGCACACGCCGGTTCCCATAGAAACGTTCAGTCTCCGCAGGATCGCGGCGCATCGCAGCCTCAATGTCAGACTCAAGCGTCGGCAGATTCATGAGCACCCAAGGCGCATCTGAATAGTTGAACTTGAGGATCTTCTTTCGATCCGCCTTGACCGTCCACTTCAAATACTTGGGAGGTTCAATGTGCTGGACGTAGACCGTCTTATCGGCACGATTCTCCAAGATGTCCTTCACGACGTTGTCCGTCGCCGGATCATCCGGGTTAGTCATGATCACGCCGCGCCCGCCCATAGCCGTCAGGCCGCGAGACTGGGTGCGGTACACGTTCCACATGCCCTCGGTGTCGTACAGCCCACCCTCATCCCACAGGACATAGGTGACACGCTGCCCAAGGCGGCTCTTAGCCTTCGCTGTCACAGGCACAATCTGGCACTGCTTGCCACCAGGCAGACGAATAACCTCTTCGCCAGTTCGCGTGATCTGCTCAGACAAGGGCCCGAAGTCGATCATTGGGCGCAGCGAGTC